CAAAACCTAAAACAAATAAAAAAGAATCGGCAAGACATTGTTAAGCAATCACAACAATTTTATATATCAAAATATTAAAGGGCGTTTTTACGTCCTTTTTTTGTGTTATTTTGCAAATTAAATATTATGATTATGGCAGAAATAGACAAATCAGAACAAGTGAATAAGCACCTCCATAAGATTATCGAGGTTATTAAAAAACACAAAACATTTACATTCACAGATATTTTTTGTGATTATACGGCTATTAGTAGAAGTACTGCATACTCTTTAGGATTGAACGAATTGGACGAGATAAAAGAGGCATTGATGCAGAACAGAAGAGCAGAACATAAAAAGGCAGTTGCAAAATTATTGGCATCTGATAACCCAACACTATTTATTGCAGGGTTAAAACTAATATCAGAACCGGACGAACTAAAACGCCTTTCAACTTCTCACGTCGATATGACAACAAACGGTAAGGATATAAACGCAAAGAAAATGACTGATGAAGAGATACAAGAAGAGATTGAAAGGCTTAAAAAGGTAGAAGAAACGAATAAATAATATATAAAAATATTCCATAAAATCATTATCTCATTAAGATATTTAGTATTATTGCAGAATAATAGAAATTACCTTAATGAGTTATCTTGATTTATTGCAGTTAGAACTACAAGCCCGTAACAATTCACGAGAGAGTTTCTCGTATTATATGCGGTTTGTAAATCCACAATATGATCAACAATGGTTCCACAAATTGATTGCGGACAAGTGCCAAGATCTTTACGAAGACAAGATAAAAAAATTAATGATATTCTTGCCCCCACAGCACGGGAAGTCCGAAGTTGTTACACGTCATTTTGCAGCATGGTGTTTGGGTAAAGATCCAAACTTAAAAATAGCAGGGTGCAGCTATGCAGCAGATTTAGCCGAGAAGTTTTGCCGGGACTTGCAACGTAACATTGAATCCGATAATTACAAGAGAATATTCAATAACACAAAGATAGGAGGTGGTGGGTATGTAAAAACGTTGGATATGTTCGAGGTTAACGGATCAAAAGGATTTTATAAAGCCGTTGGTGTTGGTGGTGGTATCACAGGTACTCCGGTCGATATTGGTATTATTGATGACCCTATTAAGGACGCAATGGAAGCATATTCGCCAACATACCGGAATCGAGTATGGGAATGGTACAATAGCGCATTTTTAACCCGTTTACACAATGACAGTAAACAAATTCTAATGATGGCACGTTGGCATGAGGATGATCTGGCTGGGAGACTATTAAAGCATGAACCTGGAGAATGGGAAGTGATCATATTGCCCGCAATCAAAGAGAATGACAAATATGATTACGATATACGTGAAATTGGGGAATCACTTTGGGAAGATAAACACTCACTCGAAAGATTAAGACTATCAGAGAAACGGTCCCCCCGTACATTTTCATCTCTATACCAACAAAGACCAAGTGCCGACGAGGGTACGATAGTAAAACGTGATTGGTTCAATATCATTTCAGTTGACCGTTACAATTCAATTTCAAAGAACAAAGCACCTCAATTCTTTGTCGATACAGCATTCACAAAAAACAATAACAATGACCCGTCAGCAATCATTTCATGTATAGAATTGAACGGGGATATTTACATCAGAAATGCCAAAAAAGTACGATATGAATTTCCAGAGTTCATCAGATTCCTAAAATCATGGACTATTGAAAACAACTATCATAACGGATCAGCAATAAGGATTGAGCCAAAAGCGAACGGATTGAGCGTCATTCAACAATTAAAGCGTGAAACACCTCTTAATATAACCAACACGACAACACCGACAGAATCAAAAGAAACACGATTAAACGCCAACTCCATTACTATTGAATGCGGACACGTCTATTTAGTTGACGGTCCATGGGTCGATGAGTTTATTGATGAGGTTTGCGGTTTCCCGTCAAAACCACATGATGAATATGTTGACTTACTAAATTACGCTATTGATTATATGCAAGGTAAAACAGGCGGAAACAAACGAATAACAGATTATTTTTAATAATAACAAAACATGAAAGTAGAGGATATATTTAAAAGTGCAGATTTGTCAGCAAGTCAACAAATAGAATTGTTGAAGAAACAACGTGAAAATAACGGCGTGCCTATGGTTGACATTGAGCAAGGAAACAAATATGTTGACGAACAAAAACACGACGTTATGAATCCGGCATTGAGGCGTGACAAATGGGTTACAGTTGATGATCCTAACGACATTGAAGCCGAAGGCGGAACAAAACGTTTAGAGCCTGTGAATCGTATTCCGTTAGCATATCAGAAATTGATTATCTCACGTTCTGTAGCGTTTCTGTTTGGCAATGACGTACAGCATACCTACCCGTCTGTTTTAACTGACAAACAGCAACAGATCATTGACGCTATTGATAAAATCTCGAAAGCTAATAAGATAAGCAACCAAAACCGGATGCTGGCACGTACAGCAATGACGTATAAGGAAGCTGCAGAATTATGGTATGTTCGCAAAGAGAAAAACAGTGATTACGGTTTCAATTCTGAATTCAAACTAAAATCAAAAGTACTTGATCCAAACAAAGGCTATATATTTTATCCTTATTACGATTTTGACGGCGACCTTATTGCGTTTAGCTTTTCGTTCTATGTTCAGGAAGGCACAAAGAAAATCAATTATTTTGAAACCTGGACTTCTGATCAACAAATACGATGGACTGATAAAGGCGGCACATGGGAACTTATGGAAGGGTTCCCAACTGTAAACCCTATTGGTAAAATACCTATTGCCTTTGTGCAACTCGAAGAATACGAAACAGAGGATGTTCAACATTTGATCAATAGACTTGAAAAGCTATTATCAAACTTTGCAGATACAAACGATTATCACGCCTCGCCAACAATAGTAGTGAAGGGAGAAGTTAAAGGGTTTGCCAAAAAAGGAGAATCCGGCAAGATATTGGAACTTGTCAATGATGCAAGCGCTGAATATTTATCTTGGTCAAATGCTCCAGAATCTGTTAAACTTGAGATTGAAACGCTTATCCGTATGATCTCGACAATAGCACAAAGTCCGGATATTAGTTTTGATTCATTAAAAGGTATCGGATCAATAAGCGGCACAGCCTTAAACGTACTGATGACAGATGCACATTTAAAGGTTATGAAACACGCCGAAACATTCGAACCATTCCTGCAACGTAGAATAAATATCATAAAGGCGTATGTTAAGACAATGAATTTAGATCTTGCAAACGAGATTGATTCATTATATATCGAGCCATACATCGTACCTTTCAGCATCAATAACGAATCGGATAAGATTGATTTACTATTGAAAGCCAACGGAAACGTTCCTTTGATTTCACAAAAGGCATCAATGCAACAAGCCGGAATGACGAACAACCCAGAACAAGACTATGAACAGTATTTGAGTGAGCAAACAACAGGAACAGAAACACAACCGGATGAAACGATTATATAAAATTATATAAAAATATAACACTTATTAACAAATGAAATATTAATTAACATATATTTGCAATTCATTAACAATTAAAAAAAAGATTTACACTATGAACAAAGAACAAATTATCGCATTACTTAAACAAAAATTTCAAGGCATGCGAGCCGACACTTTGGACGTTTATGCGGGTGCAATACTCGTAGCAGCGGACAATGAAGAGGAAGTTGTAGCAATGATCGCAAAAGCAACTGAAGACAAACTAAAGGACTATGAGAAAAACTTTAGGAGCAAAGTTGACAGCGAAGTGACCAAAGCCGTACAAACAACAAAGTCTAAATTAGAACTTGAAAAACCAAAAGAAGAGGTTATTGAACCTAAAGGATTTGACCCAGAAACGATTAAAAATATCGTATTGGAAGCCGTTAAACCTTTAAATGAAAAAATCTCTTTATTAGAAGGTACTCAAGTATTAAAGAACCGTCAATCACAACTCGACAGCCTATTGAAAGATTGCAAAGATGATAACTATAAGAAGACTATCACCGAAACATTCAACTACATGAACACTATCAATGATGAAGACTTTGGCAAATGGACAGCAACAGTTACAGAGGGTGTAAAGAACGCCAATCAAAACTTGGCAAATGAATCATTGAGCCGTCAGGGAGCGCCGATCAACCCAAATACATACGGAGAGAAAGGACTCGAAAAGGCGACCATTGAGGCTATCACTAAAGGCGAAACATCAACAGCAGCTGAAGGGAAGCCTTTAATTCCAACAAAGTAAAAAATTAAAAACATTTAAAAAATGAGTATTAAAATCGAAACAGCAACAGCACCTCGCGAAGTGAACCCAATAGCACAAAATTTGGGTGACATTCCAGGCGGGATGACTTTAAAACCAACCAATATGGGCGGCGAGATTGTTTATGCAGGGTCTCCACTTTGCAGAACATACACTTCCGGCTCATTGGACGGTATGGTAGAAGTTGTAAAAACAGCCAAAGTTCAGGCTAACTACACTTCAGGAACATCTTTAAAAGTGAAAAAAGGACATCACTTTGTAGTCGGTGACGGTATTGCACAAGAAGGCATGACAGCAAGTGACACAATCTCAAAAATCGACAAAACCACATCAGCAGACTATGATACCTTCACTATTGCAGGTACTATCGGAGCAGCTCTTGCCGGAGTTGTAATAGTACAAGTTACTATTGACGCAACAGTAAAACACACAGCCGTAGCTTATGGGGCAATATCTGCAGCAAACGTAACTACAATCAATGTTGACAAAGGACATAATATCGTAGTAGGTGATTTTCTTGCAGGGGCAACTGATGCGAGTGATCCTATGACCGGTAAAGTTGTTACCGACATCAATTATGGTTCATCTTTATTGTAC